CCTGTGACATCTGTTGGATTAGTTTCCATCATGCCACTGGCTCTTATTGCCCTTTGGTTGGTCCGCTCTAAAGCGAACTGGCGAGGGGAACGACCTTCTTCAGGTCTTGATGAAATACCATGGCATAATCCTATTGCCCTTGGCCATAAATTTCTTGTGCTTGGAATTGAGTCCTGTATATATATTACAGTTCTCTGTCTTGGTAGCGCTTTAAGTTTTTTGTCCAGTTGGGCTTTGTTAAATTCTGTAGCCATATTCATCACCGTTTCTAGCCCTCTTAATTGGGTCATATCTCTGCTCAGTTGGTTATTGTGGGCAGGGGCTTTTCGTCGTTTTAGAAGACTAGCTCTTGGTCAAGTTTGGGTAGGTGTGAGAGAGCTTCATTGGATTAATCATCTAATGGATAAAACTTTTATATTTGCTGCTCTTATTGGATTTTATTGTGGTTGGCGTCGTATGCGCAAGGCTATAAGTCGCAAATATAGCCCTGAGTCAAATGATCGTTATTCCGTTGATTGGTTTCTTAATGTTATTGAACGTGCCCTTATGTTGTTCACTAGTTTGACTATATTAGTCGGTTTGGCTAAGTTTTCAAAGAAAGCTCTTGATGCTTTTAGAATTTTGTCTACTGGTAAACAGCTACTAAATAATATTGGCAGTTTGTTTGATGAACTGCTTAATTTATTTGGTCTTAAGGATGTTCAGTTTATCTCTGCCTCACGTGCTGGTCTTGGCCTTTTTCCTAGGAAAACTTTTTATGGAAAGGGCTATGGCTGGCGTGTTGTTGATGATGGCAGAGAACAGTGGCATCATTGTCCTGAAGATGTAGAGGATTGTGCCGATCAGCGCTGTTCTCATCATTCTACTTGTTCCACTCATCAAGAAACTGCTCGTTTGCATGCTCAGCTTAGTGTTGAGCAAAAGATTATATCTGAAGCTCATGCGGAGGGTCATATTGATGCTGATGGTTTTCCTATAGAACCTCAATTTCCAGTTAGTGATGGAAAAAAAACATAAAGGAAAAGAAGAAGTTGAAGACCATTCCGGTCAAGGCCTTAACACAATTCGCAAGTCTAGTACTAATAAACTTGATGATATGGAGTTGGAAGAAAGTGAGGTTATTGATGCCTCATCTGATGCCCTATGGGATGGTATGCCCTGGTGGAAAAAGAAATTTCTTGGTTATTTTATTCCTTCCGAAGCCCGTTTGCTTGAAATGAAAAATGAGCTAGCAGATCTTAGTAGAGTCAAGGATGAAACTGATGATGATGAAATTGGAATCGTTTGTAACTTTTGTATTATGTGCAAAAAAACTTGGTTTAAATGGGTGCTTTTATATTCCTCGTTTGTCAAAACGAATCCGACTCTGTCTTTTGGTATTTATATTATGATACTATCAGTTATCTTTGGTGCTATTTGTGCCTTTATTTATGTTCATCGTAAAAAACCCTATCAGTGGTTTAGTAAAGTTTTTCGATATAATGCTGAGGCAACACATTCTTCCTCTTTAGTTGTTTATAAGAGGAAGCCTTTAGCTGTTTTTACAAATGGTGGTGTTTCTCAATTATTTGATCTCCGGAAAAAAACTTTTCTTGCCTGGTTATTGGAGTTTTGTCGAAACAAAAGACAAAAAAATACGTGCAATTCGTACGGATACGTATGAACAAGAGTGGACTCGAAAGTTAAAACAAAAAGGTAAGAAGGGAAAGAAGAATAAGACCAAGATTGGTGCGAGTGCTGATTTCTTGGAACGTGACCAGAATGATTATGATGATTATGATCATCGTGATTTTAGTGCCCGTTATGATTGGGGCGCTGAAGATGATTATCAAAACCGTTTATGGATGCTTGAGGAAGATTTTGAAAAAGAATTTACTGAGCGAAATTTAGCCAGTTCTCAAGCTAAAGCTGAGCGTGAATCCTATGCCAGGCAGAAGTATTCCAAGAAAAGTGAAGCTGAAGTATATGACGAGTGGATTGCTGCAGAAAAACGTATTGCTGCGGCAGGAAAGTTTGCTAGTTGGGCAGATTTTACGGATGAGCCCAATGTCTCTGAGGATGTTAAAAATAATGCTAGAAACCGAAGCAATAATAACAACAACTACGATAGCGAAGCTTTAATGCAATCTAGTCAAGTTGCTAATGTTCCTAAGGCTGAGGTTCCTAAAGCTCAATCAATTCCCGAGACCATTACTATACACAATTGCGAAACTAAAACAATTAGATTTTTTAATCCAATTGAAATTCGTGATGAGGTGACTAGTGAGATGGTGGATGCATATTACAGTAAGTATTATCGTGAAAGTACAAGCTCAGATTATACTAAAGATGGATTGAGTGCTTATGTTATTAACTATTTTATGAAAAATCCTGAGCAAACTCCCCCTAATGTTCTGGCCCAACTTGTTGAAAAAGAAAAAGAATTTGATAGTAAAGCTCGTTTTTTTACTGCCATCAAGTCCAGAATAGATCAGGAAAAGAGCAAAGGAAAAGATATTCCAACTCTTGTTAAAAGAGAGTTGACTCCCGAGGAAAAGAAAAAACGTAATAGAGAAAAACGTGAAGCCAATAAGCTTTATAAAAAAGAACAGAAAGCTGCTAAAGTTGCCAAGGCTATTAAACCGGAGGCAACTATAACAGGCTCCAATCCTATCTCTTTAAGCGTTTTTACAAAAGGAGTTGTTCCATTACTGGATATAGCAGGCAATTTAATTGCTACTGGTTTTTGTATTGGCAACGTTATTTGCACTGCTGCTCATGCAGGTGAACTACTCTATGTTTCTAACGGGAAAAACCATACTAAGTTGGTTATTAAATCCTCTGATAGAGAGAGAGATATTTCTTTTTTTGAAAAGCCTTCTGCTCTTCCTTTTAAAAGCTTGCCTTGCAAGCATATTGAACAAAATGTTAACCAAACTTCTTTGGTTGGACTTTTTCCTGATCCTGTTAATTTGAAATCGTTTGAAATGAAGATTTCCCCAGGCTCTACTACATTTGCTCGACCATGGGGAGAACATTTACACAGTAGCGCTAAAGGAGTGTCTGGTGCTCCTATCTTTGCCTCTGATGGTAAAGTTTTTGCTATGCATCTTGGATCTATTGATGAGAGAACTACAAATGCTTGTTTGTATTTGACCTTTCGAGACATTGAAGCCTCGTTTGGTCGGTCCTCTTTAAACTAATTTACTCTCTGCTGGACGTAAGTCCAGCTACTGAGCTCTTGTGGGACTATTTAGATCATAATAGCCTCTACAAGAACAGTGTTCAGGAGAGTGAATATGTCCAACTATGTGAAGTAAAACCTGAACTACTCTTCACCATAAAACGATTTCAGCCCCTCAAACAGTCAAAGTTTGAAGATCCTTTTTTTCGCTCTTATCTTTTCTCAAATCCAGATGAGGGTAAGATTGTACCAGAATATCTTTGGTATCATAGTGCTATGAATAAAGAAGCTTTTAAGAAAGCTGTTGCTAAATATTGTTGTGACTTAAAAGAACCCATGTATGATGATAAGTGGAAAACCGCTGAATTGTGGCTCCACAAATGCTTTTCCCCGACGTGTGGAAACTCTAGTGTTGTTGGTATTGCGCAAGTCCTTAGGGATTGCAGTTTTGACACATCACCTGGCCCTCTTGCCAGGTTCTTTGAAAAAACTAAAGCCGACTACTGGAGTTCTCCAGACGGGAGAAATGTATATAATAATTACTGGGAGTCATGTAAAACTCCAGGTGCCAATATTACACTTTGGGGTGCACATCTAAAGGATGAATTAAAGCCTTTAGAAAAAATTGCTGCTAATAAAACGCGATTGTTTCAGTGTGCCCCAACAGAACATTTCATAGCCTCTCAACAAATGTGCCTAGATCTCAATCAGAAGCTAATTAAAGCAGGACGATTCCATAAAACGCCAGTAGCGGTAGGAATGAATATGTACTATGGATCATATGATATAATGGGTCGCCAGTTGTCAAGCAGAGCTCATCAGTTTTTTGCAGACATTGGAGGCTTTGACTCACGGTTTAGAAATTTACTGTTTGTTATTATTATACGGTTCAGATTTGAAATGTACACGCCTGCTGAACGGACCTTTGAGAATCTATGCCGTTTATGCAATATATATAGGGATGTTATGTATACCCCTTTGGTCATGCCAGATGGAGCTGTTTATATTATACCCCATCAGCCTTCGGGACAAGGAAACACAGCCATCGACAACTCGTTGGGGCTTTTTCTTTTGATTGCCTGGGTATGGTTGGATGCTGGAGGGCCTGCGGATTACTCTTTCTTTGAGGAGAAAGTTGATTTGTGGCTCTTTGGTGACGACAGTGCCGTGGCAGTTGATGATGAAGCTTTTAGGTTTTTAAATCCTGATAGCATGGTCCAAAGTTTTATAAAAATACAAATGGAGTTAGAATTCTCTGATCATTGGGAGTTCTTAGGCCATTATATTGCATTTGAGCCTCGTTTAAATTGCTATGTGCCTAGGTATCCTTTTCATAAAGTTGTTGCATCACTTATGTATACCGGTAAAGAAGATATTGACTCTTGCGTATCGAAAGCCATGTCCCTTAGAACCTTAAGTTATGGTGACCAAGAAGCTTTTGCTTATGTTGACAAGTACTGTATTTGGCTATTGAAACAGTACCCTTTAGAGAGGTTTCAAAATCAGTATCTTTCTGAATTTGAAATCCGTGTCCTTTTCACGAACATCTCTGTTCGCGATTAAATTATATATGCAGAGATAAAAGTGCTATGAGCACTTGTCCAACAGAAGACAAAAATCTTAATAGTCTTTGGTCCTTTACCCCTCAAGGTATTGCTTACATAAATTCTCT